ACATCCACAGTGTCGGACTTTGCGTAAAGGCATGGCAGGCGGTTATAATTACCGCAGAGTGCAGGTCTCAGGCGAAGAACGATACCGAGATGTGCCAGACAAAGGGCATTACTCGCACGTTTGTGAAGCTGGGCAATATATGCTTGTAGGGGCTGGCGAGGCCAGAACCCTAGTTAAACGGGATAGACCTGCGTTTAGGCAGGCTAATGCAATTTCAGACTACAAAATCTTTGGGTGACAAATGGGCGGTACTCCAGATATTCCTCCTCCTCCTCCTCCTCCTGCTCCACCGCCAGTGCCAACAGTGGATAAAGCGCGTCAGAATCAATCTGCGCAAGACATCCTAGCTGGCCGTCGTGGTAGAGCAGCAAATATCCTGACAGGCGCTGCTGGCGCTCTTGCTCCACCAACCACAAGCAAGACGCAGTTAGGCGGCTAATATGGATTTACGCGCCGATGAGATCATCCGTCGCCAAGAAAAGATGGCGACAGACCGTGCTGTATTTGACAGCCATTGGCGCGAGATCGCCGAGCGTATCCTACCTAGGCAAGACTATTTCCGTACTAATCGCCAGTCCGGTGATAAGCATACGGAGCGTATCTTTGATGCGACTGCAAACCTTGCACTAGAGCGATTCGCTGCGGCCATGGAATCCATGCTGACGCCACGTACTCAGCGTTGGCACAAGTTGCGTGTCACGGATGAAGAACTGCAGGAAGAACCAGAAGTCCAAGAGTATTTGGACGAAGTAACTCAGATCTTGTTCTCTGCGCGATATGCGCCTAAGGCGAACTTTGCCAGCCAGTGCAATGAAGCCTATATGTCACTTGGCGCCTTTGGTACTGGCGCGATGTTCGTGGATGACATGATCGGTAAGGGCATCCGTTATCGCTCAATTCCATTGTCTGAAATCTATATCCAAGAAAACCACCAAGGCATCGTAGATACGGTGCATCGTCGTTTTATGATGACCGTGCGTCAGGCTGCTCAACGGTTTGGTGAGGATGCGCTTAATGAAAGACAGCGCGAGATCCTGAAGAAATTCCCAGAGCAGCAATTTGAATTCATTCACGCTGTTAGTCCACGTGAGGACATGGACGTCACCAAAAAGAACTACAAGGGAATGCCGTGGTACTCATGTTACATCAACCTTGATGGCCGCAATGTCATCAGCGAAGGCGGTTATCACTCGATGCCTTACGCTGTAGGCCGTTATGTGACAGCGCCAAAAGAAACCTATGGCCGTTCACCTGCAATGACCGTACTGCCAGACATCAAGATGATTAACGAGATGTCTAAGACTGTATTGCGTGCAGCGCATAAGATCGTTGATCCACCGCTATTGCTGCAAGACGATGGCGCACTACAGGCATTCGACCTGCGTCCGGGCGCATTGAACTATGGCGGTGTGAACGAGCAAGGCCAGCAGTTAGTGCATGCATTGCAGACTGGCGCACGTGTAGACATCGGCATGGACATGATGGAACAGCGTCGTCGAGTAATTAACGATGCATTCCTTGTCACGCTATTCCAGATTCTTGTTGATTCACCACAGATGACGGCCACTGAGGCCATGCTGCGTGCGCAGGAAAAGGGCGCACTGTTGGCGCCAACTATGGGACGCCAGCAGTCTGAATTCCTTGGACCAATCATTGAGCGCGAATTAGATATACTTGCACGCGCCGGTGCTTTACCTGAAATGCCACAGGCATTGGTAGAAGCTGGTGGATTGGTTGACGTGGAATATCAGTCACCTTTGAATCGCGCACAGCGTGCCGATGAAGGTGTCGCCATCCTGCGCACACTTGAATCATTGGCGCCACTAGCGCAGATTGATCCGAACGTAATGATGGTATTTGATCCAGAAGCCATTGCCCGTGAATTGGCTGAGATCAATGGCGTGCCTGTAAAGGTCATGCGAAGCAAAGATAAGATCGCCGAGATGCAAGCACAACAAGCGAGTGCGGCTCAGGCTCAACAGTTACTGGCCGCTGCGCCAGTGGTATCAGGTTCCGTTAAGGATCTTGCACAGGCCCAAAGCCTTGCAGGTAACGCCCCACCACAACAAGTAGCTAATATCTTTCCGCAATGAGCCACGACATAGAATTTGATTCAGAAGTTTTAGAACAAATCCTCAACCGTGAGGCCACCAAGATAGCGACAGGATCGGCTGCGATGGTCAGTCCTATCATGCAGCAAGTGGGAGGAAGTCATTACACCGACATGAAGATTCAGCCTATTGAGTTTTCTATGGCAAATGACCTGAATGCGTGCCAGCACACGGCCATCAAGTACATCGTGCGTCGCAAAGGCAATCGCCTGCAGGACATCGATAAAGCAATCCATACCCTGCACATCTACCGTGAAATGATTGCCAACGGCGAGGCCGAGTGATTAACAAGTTGATTGATCGCAGACTGCGTCGCAAGCAGTCGTATCGACGAACATTCATGTCAGAGGACGGCAAGATAGGCCGTGATGCGGAGATTGTGTTAGCTGATCTACGCAGGTTCTGCAGGGCATCTACGTCTACTGTCGTGGTCAGCCCAGTGAGTAAATCAATTGATCCTATTGCAATGGCTATGGCCGAGGGTAGGCGTGAAGTCTGGAATCGGATCATGGCGCATCTGTACGTCGATGAGCAGCAGGTTTGGACCTTAAACCAGCGCGACGACGAGTAACGATTTTTTCACAACCTGGAGAACTTGATGTCTGATGGTGCAATGAGCGGGTCTGCAATTCTGGCAGGCAACCCGGCAGGCGATGGCGCTGTTGCCGGTAATTCCAACACTACGCCAGAAACCGCACCCAATATCCAACCCAATACCACCCAAACTCCACCGGCCCAAACCAATGGCAATTGGTATGACGGCATGGACGACGCTGATCTGCGCGGCTATGTGCAGAACAAGGGATGGAAAGATCCAGTCGAACTAGCTCATGGGTATCGCAATCTTGAAAAGCTGCTTGGCAGTGAAAAGGTTCCGCTACCTAAAGGCGCTGAGGACAAAGAAGGATGGGGACGTGTCTACGACGCATTAGGACGGCCTAAGAGCGCCGATGGCTATAAGCTGCCTATCCCTGAAGGCCAGCAGCCTACAGAGTTTGCCAAAATGGCTACCAGTAAGTTTCACGAACTTGGCCTAAACAATTCTCAAGCAGAAGGTCTGGCCAACTGGTGGAATGAGCAAATGAAGTCTCAGACGGATACTTATACGCAAGGTCAGATCCAAAAGAGTGAAGCCGAATTGGCAGACATCCGTCGTGAATGGGGTAACGCTTACGATGAGAACGTCAACCTAGCGCAGCGTGCTGCAATGGAATTCGGTCTTAATGCTGAGAAACTTACTGCACTTGAGTCTGCCATGGGTACTGGTGACATGATGAAATTCATGGCGCGTATTGGCCGTGGATTGACTGAGCATACCTACGAAGGCGGTAAGACGACGCAAGGTTTCGGTATGACGCCAGAAGCTGCTCAACAGCGTATCTCGCAGTTGCGTGAGGACAAAGAGTGGTCAACCAAGTACATCAACGGCAATGCCGACGCCAAAACTGAAATGTCACGGCTTATGGCAATTGCATTCCCTGAGTGATGGCTATCATGCAAACCACTTCATACGCAAGCGAAATTCGGTTAGAATGTCTCAAACTCGCTCACCGACCCGGCTTATCGCCTCAAGAGGTAATAAGCATCGCCAGAGAATATCTGGTCTGGGTTGGTGCAGTGCCTCCGACAACTCAGGAAACTGGGCCGGATGACAGCCAGAAAGTTGGCAAAAACAAATTGGCCCCGACTAATCCTCGGATAAGCCTTCCGAAAGTCGCCGCTAAAGCGGTAAACAATTAATTATTCCCTCGGAGGGTATGTAAATGTCTTTTAACGTAAGTACCGCATTTGTCCAACAATACTCGACAAATGTAATGATGTTGCTACAGCAACAGGGTTCACGTCTGCGCAGTGCTGTGCAGAACATGAAGTTCGTAGGCAAGGCTGCTTCTGTTGCAGAACAGTTCAATGCCGTATCTCCTGTGCGTAATCAATCACGCCACAGCGATACTCCACTGATTAGCACCCCACAAGATAAGCGTTGGATGTATCCAAACGATTACGACTGGGCCGATCTGATCGACAGTCAAGATAAGTTACGTATGCTGATTGACCCAACTTCTAGCTACGCAATGGCTGGCGCTTGGGCAATGGGCCGTGCTATCGATGACGAAATCATTTCTGGCATTTTGACTTCAAACAACACTGGCGAAAACGGCACTAGCGCAACTGGTACGCTGTATTCTTACAACAGCAACAGCCAATCTGTGGCCGCTACGACTGGTGCATCTTCTGCTACTGGTTTGAACATTGCCAAACTGCGCGCTGCTAAACGTAAATTGTTAGAAGCCGATCTTGACGTGGACAATGATCAATTGTTCTGCGTGATCAGTGCTAAACAGCATGACGATCTGTTGAACGAAGCACAAGCCATCAGCTTGGACTACAACAACACTCCAGTACTTGTGAACGGTAAGATCACCAGCTTCATGGGCTTTAACTTCATCCATAGCGAACGTATCCCTGGCGCCGCTAACTTCAACTCTGCTATTAACTCAACTATCACATCTTCTGATGCAGACGGTTCGTATGTAGCAGGTTCACGTTGGATTGTTCCAGTGTTTGCTAAGTCTGGTGTTGCTCTTGGTGTTTGGAACGACATTCAAACGTCGGTTGACCGTCGTGCTGATAAGCGTAACTCCTATCAGGTGTATGTGACTGGCACATTCGGCGCAACTCGCTTGGAAGAAAAGCGTTGCGTCCTCATTAACTGTAAGTAATAGGGGAATCTAACTATGGCAACTTATCTTTCAGCTGAACTATCAGGCGTAAACGCCACAGCAAACCAGACTTCCGCTGCCACTGGCTACAAGCCAAAGGCATCGGTATATCAGGCTCGCTTGAAGCGCTTACGTGCTACTTTCACTCTTGGCTCCACTGCCGTGACGACTTCAGACACTCTGAGCGTTGGTAACCTGCCTGCAGGTGCCACCTTCGCTTACGGTGTGTTGACTGCGTCTGCGACGATGGGTGCATCTGCAACTCTTGCTATTGGCACCTCTGGTTCCACTGGCAAATACCGTGCAGCTGCGACTTTCACCAGCGCTGATACGCCGACACTGTTCGGAACTGCCGCCACTGTTGGCGCTGCAGATCCCGGCTTGTCTGCTGAAGAAGCTGTGATCGTCACTGTTGGTACTGCATCTCTTCCAACGTCTGGTACATTGGTTGTGGATCTGTACTACAGCATGCCAAGCTAATGTGCTGAGATTTGGGGGAGGGGTAACTCTCCCCCTTCTTTCTACATAGAGGAAAAGAATCATGGCTTATTATTTCGGTATCAATAACGGCGCAGGCATCATGGGGAATGTTCTTGAACAATCCTCTACAACTTCACGCGACGTTGAAGTAGTGATTACTACAAATGCCAATATTCCATCTAAAGCAGAGTTACTGTTAGCTTTGCAAAAGATTGAAGATTATATCGTTTACACTCAGAAGAACTGGTGATCACATGCCAATCAGACGCGCAGACGATACATCCTATACTTTAGGATCAAACATCAGTGCAACAGGCGCCTCTACTGCCATTAAGGGCGGTGAGTACATGTTCACTGTTGAAGGTACTGCCGGTGGCACTACTACGAGTTTGCAGGTTCAATCACTAAATGGTGTTTGGAGCGACATCTCTGTGTACTCTGGTTCTGTGGTCAAATCTACGGCATTGCCATACGTGCAGACTGGTATTAGCCTGCCTGCAGGTAATGTGCGTGTTGCTTTGACTGGTGGCACACCATCAGCCGTTTATGCCTACCTAGTTGGTGAAGGTTAAGGGGTAATTTATGAAAGAAAAAGTAATTACTGTAGAGCCAGCACTACTAGAGCATCTGCAAGACTTGGTTAAATTTGTACAGAATATTGATCAAGTGTCTAAGTCTGTTGCCAGCTTTAAAAAGGCTAGTGAGCAATATCACGAAGAACGTCTGGCCAATGAAGTCGCCATGTCTAAGGCATACCTTGCCAAACAAGAAACAGAAGCGACGTACAACAAGTCAATTGAGACTATTCAAAAGGCAATTGCAGACAGTGCCGAAGTAGACGCTAAACTGGCAAAGCTGGCCGCTGATAAGGCCGAACTTGCTTCCAGCATGAAAGAACTCAAAGCAAAAGAAAAAGAAGTAAAGGCAGAAAAAGCCGCCTTTGATGCTGAACTAGAAGAAAAGCGCCTAGCTGCTGAAAAGTATCTTGCTGATGCTGCTGCTTCTAGTGAAGAAGCTGCAAAGTTGCGCGAGACTTTAGAAGCAAAACTAAAGTTGCTACAAAGCTAAGGAGTAGAAAATGCGAGCCTCTCGCGTTGACCTACTCACTAATGCAAGTAGCACGGGGTCTGGTGTCATTTGGCCAGGAGGGCGTGGTACCTTCTTGGCCAGTGGCACATTTGGCGGCGCTTCAGTGTCCTTGCAAGTTCTTGGTCCAGATAGTTCCACGTGGATCGATGCTGGGTCATATACGACATTTACTGCCAGCGGAGTAGGCAATTTCGATTTGCCACAAGGAAAAATCAGGGCTGCTGTCACTGGCGGCACTCCAAGCGGTTTATACGCGATTGCATGCACGATTGATCTATAGGTGCAGCAATGGCATTAGTTCTTAAAGATCGCGTCAGAGAGACTTCTACAACGACAGGATCACTAGCATTCACGCTGGCCGGTCCAGTTGCTGGGTTTCAGTCATTTTCTGCCATCGGTACTGGCAACCAAACTTATTACACTATTGCTGGTGCATCTGACTGGGAAGTCGGCATTGGCACATGGACATCGCCTGACCAGCTTTCACGCGACACTATTCTTGCATCAACCAATGCTGGTGCTGCAGTCAGCTTTGGCGCTGGCACAAAAGATGTGTTTGCGACATTCCCTGCTGAGGGATTTGCGGTTGCTCCACCTATTGGCGGCACTACGCCTAATACAATTACCGGAACTACAATAACGGCTAATACTGAAATTGATTTGCCAGCCGTAGTAAATACTAATACAACTACCGGCAGACTTTATATGGCTGACGGTGGGGATGGATATGACTACTTAAATATAGATACATGGGATGGAAGCAGTCAGTTATTAGTATCTTTTCCCGGCGGTTTAACTGCTTCTGGAATTTTATCTGCTAACTCATTTCAATCTTCTATATATAATGTATATGATCCAATTAGTGCAAATTCAATAGTAATATCTGCTACATCAGGCACAGGTCAATACACATTAAAACTTCCAACCTCAGCCGGATCAGCAAATCAAGTCTTAAAGACTGATGGATCTGGCAATTTAGATTGGACATATCCAGCAGGTCAGGGCAATGCGCCCGTGACAATCACCGCTGCGACATACAGCGTCGCGGCAACTGATATCTATTTGATAGCTAATCGCGCTGGCACAGTCACGCTGACACTGCCTGCAGCTTCGTCCAGCACTGGCCGAATCATTACCGTCAAAAACGTACAGGCTCAGACTGTAGTGTCTAATGCGTCTAACGTAGTACCAATTGGCTCAACTACCGCAGGCACTGCCATCTTGGCTAATACTGCTGGCAAATTCGCTACGCTGGTTAGCGATGGCACTAACTGGATTATCATGCAGGCAAACTAAGGTTAATTATGAAATTCTCACAAGTTGCACAAGCAGCGCAGGCTGTAAATTTACTGAAACGGCTGGAAGAACTAATTAACGGTATTGATATGGATTCCGTTAAAAAAGCTAAAGTAGTCGCCACTGTAACGAAGTTAAAAACTGACTTTATGGATGGCGCCAATAT